GCTAGTAATGCAACAGGATTACCAAAATATTTTAGTTACTGGGACGAGCAAACAATAGTATTAGCTCCATTATAACCTCCCATAAAAATTGCAGCTGTTTGAACACCTGCTCCTGCATGATAAGCTATGTTAGGACAAGTTGCTGGAATACTTGTCCAAGATGTTCCATTGTAAGTAGCGGAGTTACCATTATATGATCCAGTATATCCTCCAGCAAGTAGTCCAGCAGTTTGAGTTCCTGCATAACCAAAAGCATATCCTCCTGATCCCAAATTTCCACCAGCAGCAAAAGTACCAGCAGTTGTAACCGATGCTAATTTAAAAGCATAAGTTGCATTGTTATACCAAACTTGTCCTTCGTCTAATGGAGATGGATCTGATGCAACTGATTGAACAGCGAAACCATTTATACCTTTATAAGTAGCCATGGTTATTTATTCTGTAATAGCCAACCTTGAGTATTGTCTGTAAATACAAGTGTAAGTCCAGCACGCTCAACTGACACGGTTAAGTCTTCTGCAACACCTTGTATATTTTTACCATTTCTTGCAATGGTTAAATTGTTAGTGTCAAATGTTCCAGCGTAATCGATGAATGAAATAAAATCACCAAGTGTTGGAGATGATGGTAATGTTGCTGTGATTACACCACCTGATGTATTAACGAAATATCCATTTTTAGATACTACAGTTAAACTTGATGTTACTACTGCTTGCCATGCAGCTCCACCTGATATAGTTGCAAAAGCTAGTGCTCCTGAACCATCTGTTTTTAAAACTTGATCCGCTGTTCCATCTGCTGTTGGTAATGTAAAAGTTACATTTGATGCAACAGTTGTACCTGCTTTAAGTGCAACATATTGACCACCCGATGCATCTTCAAATCGTATTTCATTTTGTGTTGGTAAATTAATTTGTTCAAAACTAGATGCAGATAAATTAGCATTAATATCAATTACATCTGTTCCATTTGAATATACAAATTTTATACCTTTATCTACTGTTGAAAAAGTAGGACCTGTTCCTGATACAGTTTTAAATTGAACAGTAAATGCACCAGAAGTATTATTATAAACAGTATATGTTTTTTCAATTCCATCTGGAATTGTTACAATTTGATTTCCTGTAATTGTACCTGTTAATTCTATAACAGCATTTCTAGCATTAGATATAGTTGCATCAGTCATTGCAAGAGCTGTAGTTTGAGCTCCACCTGCAATAGATACAGCTTGATAACCTGCAATTGCTTGTTGTAATAAATTTAAATTTGTATTTGTTTTAGTTCCCCAGGTACCGGCGTTTTCGCCTGTGACCATAAGTTCTAGTTTAAGATCTGTAGAATAACTTGATGCCATATTTAAGTCCTTGTTGTTTTTAAATTATTTATGCAGCAGTGTCAATCTCTGTCCAATTCACAGAGGTACCTGTATTTATACTAGTGTAATTGACTGTATCACCAGTATTAACTTCTGTCCATATACTAAATTTAACGGTACCTAGACTTGTTGTTAATTGTTGACCTGTTGGTTTTACAATAGCATCAACAGCTACTGTTTCATTTCCTAGTGTAGTTGTTAAGTTTTGACCTGTTACATTAACTTCAGCTTTAACCTCAATAGATACTGAATTTAAAGTTAAAGTAGCTTGTTGGCCAACTATTGCAACATCGGGACTTGGATCAACTTGTCCTAAGGCACCTGTTAATTGTTCCCCTACTAAAGAAACATTAGCTGTTCCTGTAATAGTTTCATCACCTAATGCAGTTGTTAAATTTTGACCGGTAACGGGTACTTGGACACCAATTGCTACACTTACTGAATTTAAAGCTGTTGTTAAATTTTGTCCTGTTAAAGATACAGTTGCTGTTCCTAGAGCTGTAACTGAATTTAAAGCTGTTGTTAAATTTTGTCCTGTTAATAAAACATTAACATCTGTTTTAACAGTTTCATCACCTAATGCTGTTGTTAAATTTTGCCCAGTTAATGAAACATTTGCAGTTCCTAAAACTGTAACTGAATTTAAAGCTGTATTTAAATTTTGACCTGTTAATGAAACATTAGCATTTGCTAAAACAGTTACACTATTTAAAGCTGTATCTAATATGTCTTCAAATACTGGGACTTGAACTGAACCTCCTGCAGAGATTCCAATATTACTTTCAATAGCATGAATTAATTCTTCACCTGTTAATAAAACAGTAATGTTAGCTGTAGTTGCTACAGTAACTGAATTTAAAGCTGTGGTTAAACTTTGACCTGTGACTTCAATTGGAATATTTTCATTCCAAGCACCCTGTCCCCAGGTGCCTCTACCCCAACCGTCAACAATGTCAGCCATGACTTAAACTCCTGTTAAGAGATTCTAATGATAGCTGCTGTAGATGTGAAAGCTGGAAATTGAATTGTGAATGTACCGTCTGTAGCTGTTTTATCTGTTACAAAGTTTAACACTGCAACTGCCGCATTTGAAAAAGAAGTATTATAAATTAATGCTCCTCTTGCAGTTATTGTTACACCTGTAAATGATAGATCAGCAAAATCTGTGAATGCAACAGTTGATACAACTGATGTTCCAGAATTTACTAATGCTTTTCCTCCAGCAACATAAGTTCCTGATGCAGAAACTTCTCCTGTTGAAGTATATGCAGTCGTTGAAGCACCTAGTGTAGCTGTTGATACATACAGAGCTAATTTAAATACATCACCACCTGCTGATGAAAAATCTTGATCACCATCTAATAGTTGTTTTTTAAAACTATTTGGTAACGCTTGTGTAATAGCCATACTTGTTTCTCCTATTGTGGTTTACGAACAATACGAGGTTCTCCATCAAGAAACTCATCAGTTCGTCTTCTTCCCATTTGTTCTAATGAGAATCCTTCGATAGCTTGTTTATACCTATTTTCATAGTATTGCAACATATCTGTTGGACCCTTCAAAAATCCATAAGCCTCTACTAGGCAAGCATATAATAAGCCATTGGGAAATTGCTGACTTAAATATGTAGTCGCATTTGTAGACGATAATCCAACAGGTTTCAAGATATAATTTAATTGAATTGTGTATGCTTGATCTGGAATAGGTGCAAATTGTATAGTATTTTCATTCCAATTTGCATAATATTTTGGAACTCCCGTTACACCTGATGAATTATATTCATCTATAAAAGTCATATCTCTAACATCTAAAAAAGATCTAACCCCTGCATTTATAACTTCTGCAGATCTAATAACTAAAAGATTAGATGGGGTATTTAAATATTTTTGACTTACTACAAAAGTTGAAGTGTCATATTTTCTATTATTATCAGAATCTACATCTCTTAATATTCTAAATTCTGCATTTTCAATAAATCCATTAATAATAGTATCACTAAGAACAGTAGAGCTAACCTCTGTGTAATCTCTTATTTTTGTAACTAATTGTGCATATGTCATATTAAGCCTGTAATGTAACTGGACCTGCAGAACATTGTGCTCCACCACCAGATATATTTCCTGTTGTTGCTGTACTTGTACTTAAGAAATAAAAATAGTTCAATGGATCACTAACTAATCCACTTGAATCTATTTTACCAACTGTAATTGTAAAACCTGTAGAATTTGAAATATCTGTTACATTATCAAATGAAGGAACATCATCAAATGAATTTTCTCTAGTTGAAACACCTACAGTATTAACTTGTGGTGGTCCTCTAAATCTAACAATGTTTCCAGTAGATCTTCCATGATCTTGTGAAAATACATTAATGTAAGTATTTCCTGCATACTTAATTGTTGTAAAAGGATTTGGTGTAAGTTCTATAATTACCGGTGGTTCAATTCTATCTGGATGTGCATATTGTAAACCTTGTGGATCTGCAACAGTTGGTTTTGGTTCAAGTTGTGGTTGCTTTGCTTCATATTCAGAAATATGTACCCATGACCCATTCCATTCTTGTACCATTTCTTGATATGGAAATCTCTGACCAGATCGGTCAGAAATCATATATGAATATTTTCCTCTTGATAAATTAGACATTTGGATAATAAGTTTTTGGTGTTATAAATGAACTTGAAGAAGAGCCATCAGTTTCTAATGCTCTTTTTAATTCATCTTCGTATAATAATTTTAAACCTTCTGTTCTTTGTGGAGCAAGTTTTAATGAAATATAATAAGCTAGTCCTGCGCACATGCACGGGACAAATCTGTATGGAACATCAGTTGCATTTGTATAAGCTCCAACATCTTGAATTCTTTTTGCATAGTAATACTGAATCACATTATTCACCTGATCTGTTCCCGGTGTTAAATATAAAGTGATTGTAATTTTATCTATAAATCTTTGTACGTAATATTGAGTAGGTTGACCTGTTGCAAATTTAGAAGATAAACCACTGTAAGCAGATCTGTTAATTTTTGTAAGTGGAAAATCAACTACAGGAACTTGTTCTGTATTTCTATAAACCATTTCTAAAATATCATCGGGTCCATATGTAATAGAATTATAATCATAAACTGTAGCATTATCTGCATGAATTACAGCAGTTGTACCATTTGCACCACGAGTACAACCTGTAATAGTCATGGAATCTGTATCTGTTCCTGTATAAGTAATTTGTTCAGATCCTATTAATAAAGTTCCAGATGTAGGAAATTGCCAAACTGAATCTAATGTAATTGTTGTAACAGATGCATTAATTCCACCATTTAAATAACTAAACGTACCATCTGAAGTACCATCTCCAGCTGATCTATAAATGGTATATGTACTTTGACCACTTACCATTGAAATAGTATTACTTGCTACTTCCCAATAATGAAGTCCTCTGTTTGCCCACTCTTGAAACATTATATTTAGAGATCTTCTTGTAGAATCTAAATCTTGCCCTGTTCTTGGCGCAGCCATGCCAATTCTTTCGTAAGCCTCTTCTATAATTTTATCTATATAAAAAGTCTTTTCAAAAGTTGTAGTTCCAGAAGTAGTGTTAGCCATCTAACTTCTCCTTATGGTGTTAAACTTGGACCGGAATATTTATCTGTTAATAACGTATACGCAGCTACATTAGTTTTTGTTTTACAAAAAATTCCTTTTGGAAAAACAATTCCATCTTCTGGAAAACTAAAATTAATAACATCTCCTGATGGAACATCACCATAAAATAAAGTTGTTCCTGAATTAGAAGTTGTAGTTAATTCTAATGCACCAGCGCCAACTCCATCAGAAGCAATAATAATTCCTCTTAAACGAATTGGTCCTGAAATAATTGCAGTAGCACCTGCAGCAGCTGTTGATCTAGTAGCTTGTATATCACATTTAAAACCCATTTTTTTCTCCTTTAATTAAGGAGCTCTTACGAGCTCCTTAAAATAATTAATTAAGATGTTGCAATGTCAGTAGTTGGAGCATTCATTCGCTTCCAAGTAGTTCCATTAGAAAATGCATATCCTGGTTGTCCTGCGATTCCATTAGATACGTAAATCATAACACCTGTATTACCAACAGCACTTAAAGTTTGACCTGCATTTTGTCCACTTGCAATTTGCACAACTGAAGTAGATGAAAAAGACCAAGCAACTGCTCCGCCTTGTTCAGTGTCGTTTTCTTTATTGATGTTGACATTTGGACCACCGATAAATCCACCGATTGATACTACTGGTCCTGTAAACGTTGTATTTGCCATAAGTTGTTCTCCTAGTTATTCCAATACAGTCTCTAGGCCGTCCACTATACGGGTCTGTATTAGAAAGTTTA